ACTACTCCAACCTGCAGAGGCGTGTGGGGCACTATTTGTTTGGGATACGCAGTGGGTTTTCCGAAGATCAGGAGAATGACATCAATGATTGCTTGCATGATGGACTGCGACGGGTTTACGCAGCGCATGACTGGTCGTTTCTGCACCCTATAGCAGACGTGATTACGACAGCGCCATACGCGACAGGCACGATAACGATAGCGGCAGGAGTGGTAACGCTCACCGGTGGCACGTTTCCAACCTGGGCAGACGATGGTGTCCTGAAGGTAAACAACCGGTATTACTCAGTAGCCAGCCGTGGCAGCGCGACGCAAATCACGCTCGATTCAACGGTTTTAACCGTAGCCACGGCATCTAGTTATCAGCTAGCCAGACCGGAAGTGCCACTGGACGATGCGTTTGACTCAGTGACAAACGATAGCGACCTGACCTACTATCCAAGTCCTGACTGCTGGTATCCTCCGGTGAAGTGGCGACATGACTCGACGATTCGCCATCTCGAGGGAAATAATCCAGAGTTTAATCGTCCAGTGTTCTATTCGGTCAGAACAGTAAGGTTTGATCCAACGGTCGGTAGCCGCAAGGTGCTAGTGCTGTATCCGGTTCCAGATCAGGCTTACACGCTTAGGGTGCCAATGTATTTGCGACCGGTGCTGATGGACGAAGTGAACCTCTATGCGATCGGTGGAGAGGTGCTAAGTCAAGTAATCCTGGAAGCTTGTTTGGCGTCCGCAGAACACAATTTCGAAGAGAGAGAACACGTCCATGAAAAACGATTCATGGAACTGATTGGACTGGCGATTCGCGATGACCAAGAGCGTTCAAGTCCGACAAGTTTAGGTCCAGACATTGGCGACCGTGGACGATTTGGAGTGGTTGATTATGAGTACCGACTGCGAGAGCAAAGACTAGGATCCGTTTCTATCGGCGGCATCACACAATAACGGCAATTATTAAAGACGAGACAATATCATGTTTTCATCAGCCAGTTCACCGATTGTCACAGATGCCAGCGGCAATGCGACTGTTTATCTCACGCCTGGAATCAACAGGGGACTTAATGGCTTTTTAGTAGCCATCAAGTACACGCCTGGAACGATTGCCACTGGAGCGGATTTGACGATTACCGGCAATAGTAGCGGTATTCCAATCCTGACAAAAGCAGACGCTGGAACCAGTCCAGTGTTCTACTATCCGCGTGCGCTGAACAATGCAGTGGCAGACGGTGCAGCGGCTTCGTCTGGAACAGAGCTAGTCCCGATCAAGGACGAGAGTATCAAGGTCGTTGTTGCTAGCGGTGGCAACGGCGGGGTGGGGTCGATTGAAGCCATCTTGATAACCCATTCACCGTATTAGTGTTTCTCCGTTAGGACTCGGGAAGTCCCCGAACCATTTTTTGAAAGGATCGTTGCCATGTCGGCACACAGAGTTTTGAGAGATTTGTTGGCTGCATTTAGTGAAGTAGGTCCAGGTCGTGTCGCAGTAACAGCCACGTCGACTGGAGTGGCGCTGGAGGAAAACAAGCTAGTGCAGTTCGTCGTACCGACATGGGGAGCGGCGGACAACATCATCATTCTTCCCAGTGCGCAACCTGGAAAGATCGTCATCATTGCTGGTGCTGCCACCGGTGGTGAACTGCGTTCGAGTGCTCCCGCCACAATTGCCATCAATGGTGGCAGTGGTGCAAATGCTGAATCGGCTATTGCTGCTGGGAAGATGGTCGTAGCGATCTGTGAAAGCGCCACATCTTGGAAGGCTTTCGGTATTGCTTCTGACGGAACCACGGCGGGTGTCGAAGCAGCAGCTTAATAAAGGCATGACGTGGCTACGAAGGAACTTGTATTTCCAGCGGGTGTAGGGCGAGGGCTGTCGTTCCGTCAGGAAGTTGGCAGGCGGGAGCGCTATACCTGTCCGTGGTCGCTAAATGTCCGCACAGAGGACTTCCGCGCCAGGCTGCGCGGAGGTTCTTGGACACCACCAGCTGCCGCCACGACAGTTGGTGTGGTTCACAGCGGTGGTTACGTGGTTGCAGATCCAGGTGCGGCGCCAGGCAGCAGCAGCAACGCCGACTGCATTTATCGCGATCGGTTTATACGACCTGTTAGTCAGGCAATTTGGGCTAGTCGGCAGGGCGCTTATACCAATTGGGCTATGTCCTATGACATAAGCGATCGTACTCGTCCGTTTGTGCTGCAATTATCTGAAGCGGGGGAACTGGGCGGCAATGTTACCGCTCTGATCCCCCACAAAGACGCTTATCTGTTGGCGGCTACCAGTAGTTCTCTGTGGGTAGTGCAAGGCGACCCAGCCGCCGATGGTGGACTGCAAAACATTTCGCGTGACGTGGGGATTGTCGGACCAAGGGCGTGGTGCAGAGACCATCTCGATCGGTACTATTTCCTTTCATCTCAGGGTCTGTATACCGTTGGCGCAAGCGGCGATGGATTGCAGGGGCTGTCCGAAGACGTGATTCCTGAGCAGCTAACGGGAGTAACAGACGCAAACACGGTTCTCGAGTACGACCATGCCACTCGGGGTGTTCGCATTTACATCCCAACGGCAACGGTGAACTGGCTGTTCGAAACAGAGCAGCAAGGGTTCTGGCCGTTCAAGGTGGCGTACGCTAGTTCGCATGTGGCGCTAGGTCCAATACGTCTCAATGACGGTGAGACGTATGGTCGACTGCTGCGAATGCACGGCATAACGGCAACGGGTAGCGCAGATGTTATATGGCGAGTTCTGGTCGCCGACACAGCCGAGCAGGTCAGTGTCAACGCCAAGGCGGCTATCGAAGCTCTGGTAGCTGGTAGCACGCCAGCGAACGTTCACAGTAGCGGCACATGGACAGCAGGAGTTAATCATCGAAGTTATCCACGCGCTAGAGGTTTGTTCATGATCCTGCTACTGTCCTCGAGTGGAACCTGGGGATGGGAAGGCGCTGTTTGCTTTATGGAACCTAGTGGGAAGTGGAGATAACCTATGCCAGAACTACAAGAAATTCCAGAAGTACCACTACACGATCCAGGGCAGAGTCAGATCTTTCTGGATGATGTCCGCAATCCATTATTAGGCGTTTGGTACACCACGCAGACTGTCACCCAGGTTCCAGAGAACGTGATGGGCTGGCTTGTTGCGCAAGGCTACGAAATTACTGGTATCACCCAGGATACGTCGACCACTCCGCCGACCAACTACTTTGCATTGACCAAGCAGGGGATGGATCACGTAGCGACTGTCGTTGAGCTGTGCAATAGTTACACGAAGGCAGCCAATGACGCGAAATTTTCCAACGAGGCTCGCTACAACGAGATAATACTGAACTGGTCGCAGATGATTCTGAGTACGCACGCTCAGTTCGATGCACAGACAGAAGAGCAGAATGCGCAAGCTGGACTGTATTTGACAGACCTCGACGACTACATGACCGCAATTGAAACGCTCATTGATGACAGTCAGACGCAGATTGTCATTGACGCAGCCGAGGCGAAGGTAGCCTTAGAGTATATAAACGGACGCCTGACGGAACTGGAGGAGAATGCGGCCGCAACCGCTGTCACGATAAACGCACTGCTGGCTGGTCTGGGAACCAACGTCAATACTTACGTGGCGGAAATCGAAGCCATACTAGCTTTGCTTGATGCGGATTACGTGTCTGTTGAGGCAGACTTAGAAGCGATCAAAGTTAGCACCGGATCGCTTGTTGACGCATTCGCAGTGGATTATCAGTCTGCACTGGATCAGCTAACCAGCGACTTCATTTCTCATGAAATCCTGGCTAGTGGTCTCCTGGAAGGAATAGGCGCAACGGAACTCGCCAGGATAAACGAAGAGTTTGCCTCGCAGCTTTCGGTGCAATTGCAGGCGTTGGTTTCAAGAGGGCTGTCTTCGAGTGCGATTGTTGTTGATGTCACAGAGCGTAATCACCGTGACCGCGACGAACAGATTCAGCTACTAAACGACCGCTTGATGCGAGAAAAGTTAGGCAATCAGCACCAGTTGTATCAGCAGCAGTTCAGCATGCGAACACGAATGCTCGACGGAATAAGCCAGTTGCATGGTATTCGTCAGGAAGTATTGAAGTATCAGGCATCGTTAATCAGCACCACGTACGAGCTGTTACAAAACATCCGCAATCGAATCCTGGCAGGACAACAAGCTATCTTGGCTGCCAGAGACGCCAATGTTCGACTTGGCATAGAAGTCAATTCAACGCTGCTCGATCAGCTACAGACAGCGTTTAATGGTGTTCTAGGAGGAAAGGAACGATTCTCGACGCTACTGATGCAAAACGCCAGCACGTTAGTCGAGCTCAAGCACAGGGTAATCGTCGAGAGAATGGAAACAGCGGTCAAACGTCTTGATGGCTGGAAGTCAGTGGCAGATGACAACCGCAGATTGATGGCGTACCAGTTAGACACTCGCAACCAGCTTTTGATCGGATTGTACTCTTTTGTGGAAAGGCGCGAGGATGTCGGGCCTCAGTGGACCGACGGGGCAAGAATGATTGCTGCGCTTGGGGACAGCGCTGGCGGATGGATTTCACCCTAATGAACATAACGCTCAATAATCTGCTCGATAGACAATCCATTCCTGAGCCTATAGCACAGTGTGCTGTAGGGCATTCCGAGCTTGTGCGACCATTCCTTGACGGTCAATACATGCCTTCCATGGGAGAGTGTTTTGACTGCACTTTCTTTGGAAGGTGTCGGCGGTTCAGTCAACGCCTTATCAAGAGACCAGTTGTCCAGCCGCCATTTCAGCGTGCCATGTGTGATGCCGAGTATCCTCGCCCATTCGTTAAGTCCGTGCGTTTCGCCGTTGTGCGTCAAGCGTCTAGTTTTGCGCGTATTCTGCCCCTGCTCCAAAGTTGTCGCCCAGAAGCAATTTCCAGGCTCGTAATCGCCATCGTTGTCGATACGTTCAATACTGTGTTCAGCGGAAGGTTTCTTCCCCATATCCTCCATGAAGTTCACGAAGGACCATCGCCACCTATCGCAGACTGTAATTCCTCTGGCGCCATAAAACTGAAAGTTCCAAACATTTGGGTTGTAACATCGGGTTTTCATTGCACACCAATTATTGTATCCAGGCGCGCGTGGCTTGCGTTTATTCATGCGAATTCCCTTCATTTGCTGCATAAAGGTAGAGTTCGCTTTTGCCGACATGGCACGACAACATCGTGGCTGGGTAGGATTTTTGGTCGTCTGGAATATCGGCGTCACAGACAACTACATCGACCAATGCGTCAAGGGACAGTCCGTTGTGCGCGACGTATTGGTGAAGCAATTCGAGCAATTCGCCTACTGTCAGGCGATGAGATGTATCGGCAGGTGCGATCATTTGTTTCCCCTTTCATCTGTAGCGCAAGGGGAAAAGACTGTAGAATCTTGTGTAGCCATCTGACATTCCTAGCAAATGATTGGGTGGTTAGAGCCAAGTCAGTCCACAACAACTGTCTTGGCTCGTTTCATTTTAGCAGAACTTAACTAACTTTCAAAGGAGAAATTACAATGGCTACAGTCCAGAACATCACTGGCGACGTTAGTATCTCTGGCTCGCTGCGATTAGGCGGGACGCTAT